ACATCCGGATCATGTGTAATAAAAAACGTCTCCAAATTCCTGCTGCTGGAAAGATTTGCCGAACCGTGTATAACAATCCGGTTTTCGCCGTAGTCAATCAGTGCGATTTTCGCATGGCTCCCAACAACGGCCACCTTGACCGGAAGGCCGGAAAATTCGCGAATCAGATACGGAATCAACCCTTTCCGCTCAACTCCTACAAAATAACTGGAAACGATCAAATTTAATTCTTCAACGCCTAAATATTCCACTAGATTAACCAGTGAATCGACATTTTCTTCTGACATTCCCAGCGTGCTTATGTACATCTTCTTGACATGAAGGCCTGCCTTATCTATTAAGGCTTCAAAAATATCTCCAAATATAAAAGATCCGGACACCATACAAAAATAATCCTTTGTGATGTCCAGATCTTCCGCCATTTCCTGCGCGTTTTTGTAGCATACCGGCTTGTACGGGATCCGTGCCGCCCGGATATACTCTTTTTCCGTCGGCTCTGGCGGATCCGCAAACAGGTCTAAATTTAGGTCAAAATTAAGGTCGGGAAAGTCCATATTTTTTTCCTCGCGTGATCTCATTGCGCTTTTGCGCCTTTTGATGAATTGCAATGTTTGCAAGCAAGTTGAACGTTGCTAAATTTATCTGCGCCGCCGAGTTTTAGCGGAATAATGTGATCAACGGTCGGGTATTTCCTCCCGTAGCGCTTCCGCCCGTCATCGCCTATCCACGTGTCATCTGGATCAACAATGCATCCGCAAATAGCACATTTCATTCCGTGTTTTTTTGCTATTTCAACCCAAGATATAGGCCTCGTATGTTCTGATGGCCTTGATTTGAATTCAATGTACCTTCTTTTATTGTATTTTCGCTGCGCTTCACGTCTTCTTTCTTCTTTGCTGCTCGGGTCTCCTGGCGGGATCTCGCCCCACTTACTTCTTGTTCTTTTCCTGCTCTTTGATTCTTTGCGCTTCAAATATTGCTGGTGCTCTGCCATGCAGCACGCTTCGCACCTACATCCGTAATGTGTATACATGGATCTTGTTCCGTGCTTCACCATTCGAAAAAATCTCCTACCAGTTATTTCAAAAATCCGCTCGTGTAAGTCGGCGCTGGGAAGGTGATCGCGCCTCTGTACCCCTAGGGGGTACCCTCCCCACCCCGAAGGCAGGCAGCAGGAAACTTGTCACCAGTCACCGTCTGAAATATTTACAAGCGCGCTTTTTTTCGCACTTTTTCCGGGCAATACCGTCCGGGCGCCCTTCGCGGCGTTGCAACAATAATGCGCTGGCTGCAAGTTATTCCAGTCTTCTGCTGCTGCTCTTGCTGACGGATATCCGAACTCGCGCCATCGGCTTACGGGCTTGATCTCATCAATCACAAAGGATAATGGATGCTTTGAATCACTCGGCTCGTCGTAATGAATTGGCCCGAGCCTTCCGCCACAGATCCCGCAAGGCCCGCCGATTGCTTTCAACCTTGCCCGGTTCTTCCGCCTTAGATTCCCGTTCTGATACCGCGGGTTCGCTCCCATTCTGCCATCCTCCTACACCGCCCCGTCTTTCTGGATGCCAGGGCATAAAAATACCCCAGCATCTTGCAGTGATGCCAGGGTACATATAAGCTTAGGCCGGGACAATACCAGTCCTAAAGCAGCGAATGCATGGGCTTGCGCCCATAGTGTGCTATAGTATTTAGCCAGCTCTCCGCATGCTGGAACGAAACAACACATCATACAGAGTTGATGCCAGGCGCCAATAACAGCTTCCCGTTTGGGATTTGTTATTTTTTACCAATATCATAATAACGCAAACCATAGTGCCAAATAGTGCCAACTTTCACGGCAAGGACTCCAGGCCGTCTTTATAACGGCGGTACACCGTGCGTCTTGACATGCACATGATCCGGCCTATCTGCTCTAAGCTGTACTTGTTCCCTGATAGGAAATACAGATGCAGTACCTGCCTTTGCTCCGGGTCCTTGACACCTTCCACCAGATCATAGGCAGCTTCATACTTTCCGTATATCTCCGCGATAGAGTCTTGAATTTTCTTTTCGACTGGCTCCATGCGCTCCACCATGGTCAGCAGTGGGTCCGTCGGTGATGTCTGCACGGGATCCGTATCATAGCGGATCCCCTTCGGCAGCAGGCATAGCCTGATGTTGTCTAACTCCGCCTGTTTGATTTTGATTTCGTGGAGTGAATTCCTCACGTCGAACAGTAAGCTTTTCGAATTCATGTCTACACCTTTTCTTCGTTGACTCAATCACGGCATCCGCGTCTAGCTCTGTGAATTCTACCAACGGATGATTCTTAAATCGCCGCGCCGCCGCCATCCTCTGCGCACGGAAGCTCATCCGGTTGCTGATGTCTGTGGCTTTCAGCTCTGCGATATACATGCCTTTGAATTCTTGCAACAGGCTTTCTGCAACCCTTTCCGCTAGACGCATAAGCCCTTCGCCGTCAACCGTTTTAGCTGTCAACTGCTTCTCTAACATGCCATGATCCGCTGTGTGCTTCCTGGCGTTCCAAAGCTTCACCGCCTCTTCCGGCGTCTGCCCGTATGCCGTCCGCTCACCGCAGCCCTCGCAAATCATCCGATACTCTATGGCGGCGGCTGCTGGTGTTATTGGTTTGTATCCCAGAAGGCCTATGTATTTGCATCCGCATAGCGGGCATGGCTTTGCGTCCGGAATATCTTTTATGTAGAAAGTACCTCCCGCCTTTGGAAACTCTGTGCGCCAGACATTTTTTATATATTTACTTTCACTTGCTGAACTCATTCGCTACCTCCCAGAACTTCCAAAGCCATTTGCACCCCTGTCTGTATCCGGAAATCCTGTGACTTCCACCAGCTCCGGAATCATGCATGGAATAATTAAAAGCTGTACAATTTTATCGCCTGCATGGAAGTCATACGGCTCGAGTCCGTCATTATAAAGCACTACATTAATGGAACCGGTGTAACCGGAATCAATTACGCCGCCTTTTGAAACAATCCCATACTTGACGTTTAACCCGGACTTGCTTTCTAGCTTGCCATAGTACCCGGCCGGGATCTGTATGTGAACGCCGGTATCAATCACGGCTGCCCCGCCCGGCTGGATCGTCACATCTTCCGGCGTCCGGAGATCCAGCCCCGCATCTGTCTCATGCGCCCGAACCGGCATGTATGCAAATTCATCCAACATAATATTTACTTTTGGTTTGAACATTTTATACTCCCTAAAATTGAGCCACAAACAGGGCACTTGAGTGTTTCCGCGTTGTCAATATAGTCCTTCAGTCTGTCAAGCTCAATTGACCGATGCCCCGCGGCATTTACAAAACTATCTGCGTACTCTCCGCTTGTCTGCTCTAAATGTTTTACTACTTCCAGTAAGTCATCTGCATCAATCGCTCTCATTTTCTTTCCTCCCTTCGGCAGCACATGCCGCATACCCGATCAGATCCACCAGGGAATCCCGCTTGTACTTCCCTGACATCAGCCTGGCGAGCTTGAAAAGTACCATCAGCATCCCGACATCATAGCCGTCCAGATCAATCCCGAGATAAATTGACCACAGCGCAGCGATGCAGGCAAAGTTATCTTCCGGCTCGCCGTACTGTTCATTCCTGTCGCTGCATATGATCTGTTTCGCCTCTTCCAGTATTTTTTCTCGTTCAGTCATCAAAAAACCTCCGTGCACCCCACATTACAAATTCAACCATAAGTTTCACAATGTCTGTATCTTCGCTAAGCTCCTTCCCTTCGGCGGACCGCTCGTTAAGCCACATATTCTACCGAATCCTTTTTAAACATACAGTTGTACATAAATGTGTACACCGTCTGCGCGGCATCGTAATTATCATAATTATTCGTCATCTTTTTCCTCCTGCCTCTCTTTCAATTCTCTTTCAATCTCTTTTTCTGCTGCCAGAAGCATCCGCCCGATAAAATCGGCGTACTGCTTTCCGCACTCTTTCACCAATGCCCGGAAGGTCAAATCCTCGTCTTTGACAAGATCATCAAACCACTGGTCAGAATCTGCCGCCCGCATATGCGTTGCATGGAATTTCCAGACTGCGGAATAAATTTTGTAATAGGTTTTCTTTTCATCCATTTTTCACCTCCTGCCTTTCTGGTAACATGCGGTAACCAAAAGGTATCAAAAATATCATGCTCCGCCGAAACGCCGAAACCGTTGAAAATACTGGCGTTGAGCTATGCGGGTAACAAAGTAACAAAGTAACAACAGGTTTTCCTATATAGCAAAAATAAAAATGCTGTGTGTTATCACTCTTGCTACCTGGCATACCCCCCCATATTTTTTTACGTATATAGCATGGTTTTCGGCTGTTACCACTGTTACTTTGTTACCTTTTGGATTTTTTGCGGAATATAGCGGAATATTGCGGAATATTTTCAATCGAACGGTAACACGTCAAGGTCATCTGTAACACTCCATTCATCTTCTTGCGGCAAAACTAGCCATACACAGCGGCAATTTTTCCCGGCAATCTTTTTTTGCTTTGTCTGATTTTTGCCATCAGTCACTATCAGCCCTTTCCGATCAGCCCAGTTTAGGAAGGATTTCCTTGAATAATTCCCCTCGCCGCAAACGCTTGTGAACGCCTGATTGAAAAATATTGCGTAATCACCGTGTTCCGAAGTAATCCCCCAGTGTTCTATGTTCGTGGAAAGGTCAAAGCGCGCCGGGTTCATCGCTACTTTATCAACCAGATATTCGTAGCATCGCTGGTTGTCAGACAGCTCAGAATGCGAAATAAGGCACTTTCTAGCATCATCCAAGGAAATGTATATCCCATCCTTAAAAATCGCGTCTGTGGCTATCCTGTCAGCCGTAAGCACCGCCGCAAGGCTGTCAATCTGCTTCTGCATCGCGCTGGCATCGGCCAGCTCTGCCCGGAAGCCATTGAAAAGATCCATGACGGAATCCCGTGGCATTGTCTTGATATGCTCGACAAATAATTTCCCCGCAAAGCCAAAGTTTTTCTTCACCGTTTCGGCTGTTTCTGCCGGATTTTCAAAAACATCCGGCATGCACTCGACTTCCAGAATCCTGTTGATCGCGCCGCCCTGGTTGACATAGTAGCTCAAAGGCCGCTCTCCATTCGTAATGAAGCAGCATGACCAGTGGTTTTCACGATTTATACCCAACTCTTTGTTGGATCGCGTCTTTCCTTTCCCGGAGCAAAGATCGTATACAATTCCCTCGAAGTTATTGCGAACCCTGTCGGATGTTTTTGATGTATCGTCTAAAATCATCGGCAAGTTGTTGAGCATGTCCGCGCGCGCTTCCAGGGCTGTGTCTGTGGTTTTCAGATCGCCGATATAAGCGGCGTCTTTCGGATCCGCCCAGATGGATGCAGCCACCATTTCCGCGACGGTTTTTCCGCCTTCTGTCTCGCCAAAAAGGTCTACAAAAAACGGCAAATTTCCGATAATCGGTATCAGTACGCTGCTGAAACTGGAAGCCATGAGCATAGCCACTTCTATCCGGCCGCGCCGGCGGATCTTTTTTATATGATCCAGCCACGTCTGCCATGACCCTTCTGACCGGATTGCCGCAAAAAGCGACTTAAAGCGGGAATTCCCATCAAAAAGGATTTCGGTATCGTATGGGATAAAGTCAGCGCCATGCCAGCCCAGCTTGCTTGTTGATAGTGTCTCTCCGATTTCAAAATCGTTGTAGGCCTCCACGTCTGACAAATATCTGACAAGGTACTTCGCGTTTTCGGAAGTCACGGCAATGCCATAGTCCGACAACGCCACAATTTTGTTGGCAGATGATACAACTGATTTTTTTATGGTCAACTCTTGCCACTTGCCCCGGCGCTTAAAGGCCAGGACAACATGTTCCTCGCCGGTCTCCAGATTTTTCAGCCGCGCCTTCGGGTAAATCGGATGCGGGCAGGCGACGAATGTGCCGCGCTCCGTGTCTATCTCAATTCCGGATTCCGTAGCAATCCATACGCCGCAAGGCCAATGCATGTCGCTTCCTTCGGCGTCTTTGAAATTCGTATGATTATTTACCACAACCGACGTGTTGTTATTGCGCTGACGCTCGCGCTCCTCGCGCTGCGCCTGCTTGAAAAGGCGGTTGAACGTGCGAACAAAATTGTCAAAAGTTGTCGCGCATTTTAACTCCACCGCACGCCTGCGCATCTTTGCAAGGATCTCCGCCCGCATCAGCTCATCCGGCAAATCGTAAACGGCCACATAAGTATCCGAGACTTCAAAATCATCCACTTCCATTGCATCGATTTCTTCCTGTGTCAAAAATTATCACCTCGCTTTCATATGGGATTTTTTCACGGACGCTGTGAAGGTAAATCTGATACTGCAGGGCGTTGTAGGAATCCACCCATGCATCCGAATACACCGGCGCCCGCCGGACGGCATCGGAATAAATATCAATTAACATTTTGTTCAGATCACGCGCTGACTGCTGCCGCGCCTCTTCTGCCTCTTTGCGCTCGCGCTCTTTCTGGCGCTTGTACCGCGCCATTTTCGCACGGAATCCGTTACTACTGGAATCATGCGGGTAATCTCCACCAAGGCTCAAAAACGCCGTTTTGAAGTCACATTTATCCATCAGCATGACGAACTGGAAGATATCGCCATTTTCGCCGCAGCCGAAGCAGTGAAACGAATCTTTGTAGACTTTGAGTGACGCGCCTTTATCGCCCTGGTGGAAAGGACAGTGGATGAATCCCGCCCGGTTTAGCCGGAATCCGTACCGCTCCACCACATCGGCCATGGATACGCTTTTTTTGATCTCTTCCGAAGTCATGTCAGCAACTCCAAAATCCGCGCGCCTGTGTCCTCTTTTTCGCAGAATTCAAAGCGCACGCCGTACTTTCTTGCCAGCGTGGCCAGAATTTTGTACAGCGTCTCGCCTGTCGTGGCTTTCGTCTCGACTGTCTTCCACTTGCCGCCAGCCTTCTGGCGCTTGTGCCGCCGCGGGTTTTCCCAGAAGATCACATCTTCCAGCGATTCAATGCCTTTGCCATGCTCCACAAGAATCACAAGCTGAATTCCGGCTTCCTGCGCTCTGACAAGCTCTGCCCGGAAGCGCTCATGATCCTGGCATACATTTGCGCAAAGCTCCGAAAGATTTTGTTTCCGGTCAACAATCAGCCGCGGATTGTCAAGATTTTGATAATCCCCAACCCACAATTTGGTTGATTTGTGACTGACGCCGCGCCGGTCAAATTCTTCAATTATCTTTTTTATCGCCCGCGCTTTTTCACGGGAGTCTATAAAAATTGTCATAACTATGTACCTAGTTGAACGGCAGATCCTCGTCGATCCCTTCCGGAATCTGCATAAAGCCATCTCCGACAGGCTCACCGGTCTGGCCAGAAGGCTCTGCACTGGTGGAATTTTTGGACTCGACGAATTCCACGCTTTCCGCGATTACATCTGTTGTATACACCTTTGTACCGTCCTCTTTCGTATAACTTCCAGTCTGGATCCTTCCGGTGATCCCGATCCGGCTGCCTTTATGGAAATACTTTTCAATAAATTCCGCGGTCTTGCCAAATGCAATAATTCCAGGAAAGTCCGCGTCCGGCTGTCCTTCTTTCTTCCAGCGCCGATCCACAGCGATAGAGAACCGCGCGATACTTGTGCCGCCGTTGCTGTACCGAATATCCGGGTCACGCGTCAGGCGGCCAACTAACTGTACTGAATTCATTTTTTCTCATCCTCTTCCTGCTTCTGTTTAATCCTGACGATGTTCTTCTTTATGTTTAGATATTTTGCGTATGTCGCATCTGCGAGTTTATCCATGCTGTACAAGGAATTCACGTATTCCACGCGAATCTTTTCGGCTGTAAAAAGCTTCATTAGTTCATCGCGCTCTGCGTCGGTGATCTTAGAAAGCATGTCGCGCTCAGGACTCACGCCGCCTGCTGCCTGAGCGCTCCCTTTTTTGGCGGAAGTTTCAGCTTTTTTTGATGATCCGCCAAACATGTAAACCACTTGTCCGGAGTCGTTGACTATGGTCAGCTTTTTAATTCTGTATCTTTCGTCGTACTCGATATTTTTGACGTGAAATTTTTCATAGCACGCCAATTTTCCATTCCGTCCGGATGAAATTTTCACTTTATTTGAGTTGATCCAGATAAAAGGCGCCGTGTACAGCTCCCGGCCGATGCCCCAGCAAAAACAAGCTCTTTTGAAGGAATCGGAGGCCAGCCCTTTTTCCTTTTCGGTGTTTGACTCTGTACCGGTGTCCTCTTTCGAGATCCACTCGCGCTTGTCCTCATCGTATAGGGACACGGTACAATTCGCGTTTTCGCGGCTGTGCGACTTTTTCCAGTTGTACGCGCCAACCGCTTCATCCAATATATTCATGTCGCAGCGCGCATCCTTGTACAGAAGCAATGAAAGGCCGCTTTCCTTTATCGTCTGCACGCGGCACTCAATTTCGTCCGCCCGAAGCAGACGGAACAATCTTTTTTCTTCCATTCCGCTTTCCTCCTATCGAATCCGCAGGCTCTCGGTCTGCGCAAGATGTGCGATTCCGTGCAGATCCTCTCCAGCCTGCAAAGCCTTTTTCAGTTTTTTCTTGTTAATTTTTGGTTCCTGCCAGATCAGGAAATCCGCCGGAATATTTCGCGGCTCTGCGTCCACCACCACGGCGGCGGGGTTCTTCTGGATGCCAAAGGAGAATAATTCACCTTTGATCTTCCTTTTACCTGTCTGCTCCATGGCCGTCTGCATCATCTTTTTGATGCGATCAATTCCGGCTCTGGCAACCCTTGCCTTTTCATCCAGCCTTGCAGCTTCTACTTTCAACGCGGCTTCATCTGCTTCCAGATTTTTAATCACTTTGGCGCATGCTTCCAACTTGTCCGCAATTTCACCATCGAGTGATTCCATGGTGTCCGCAAGAGTTTTGGCGTCTGTTTCCGGATCCTGCGCCCACTCCTGCAGGATTCTGGCCTGCTCCGTCAATTCATACAAATTCATTTCCAGTAGTCCTCCGCCCTTTTTACAAAATTCTGCTCGACGTAATCCGCCCAACACATATCGCAGCGGATTTCTCCCTCAAAGTCATAGAGCCAATCTTCCAAAATCAACTCGCCGCAGTCGCAGCACCGCGGGAGATGCCTCTCCTGCCATTTTTCAATTTCGTCCTGGTGCACCTCCAGGCGCTCAAGCGGGTCAGGCACTTTTTCTAGCATTTTTCGTCCTCCTCGTTCGGGTCAAAAACTTCCATCCAATGCGTAACGGAATCGATCGCGCTGGACAAATGCACGAACCCGGTAACGGGATCCTCAATGGCGTTCCAGGCGTTTTCCTTTTTCACATATGGCATGCATAGCCAGAAGCCTCCGTCGCTGTCTCTGTACTTTGAAAAAGCCATATAGTATCCCGACTTCTTTGGCGGATCCGCCGCCGCGTTGTGGATTTCAATTGCTTTTTTCATTTTCCTTCCTCCTGAAAATCAATTAACTCAAAGGCCTGCTCGATAACTTCGGAAGCCGCCTCTTTCATCGACATATTCGCCGCGTTTGAAATTTCCACCAGGGTGTTATAGGCTTCCGGCGTCAGGCGCACTACGGAGCATTCGCCCGGCTTTAATTTTTCAATTTGTTTCTTTTTAATTACAATCGGTTTGCTTCTCATATTTTCCTTCCCTCCTATTTTTTTAGTATTCAGACACGACAAACAGGATCAGCGCCAGGAACAGCATCAGAACGCCCCCTATTATGTCCGGTATCACGTGGCCTGTTCTGGTGGAAATCAGGCCAAAAAACGCGAAGCTGGTAAACAGAGCGAAGACGCTCAGCCAGTTCATAAAGATTTTGTGCTTCTTTTTCATCATCCTTTTACCTCCTCGCAAAAATACCCAAGCGCGTCCATGGCCTTCTGGCGGTCAAAGTCCGGCACATCATCCGGATACGTGGCCAGCATTTCCCGGAATTTCAAAAAGTCCAGGAACGCCGCCGTATTAACAAGCAACCGTTTACCATGTCCCACGATGTCATATAGGCTGTATCGCTCCAACAGGACATCCTGCATCTCGCGCACCGCCTGCCGCGTCCACTTGTCAGAGTGGCCAAAGGCTGCGGACAGCGCCTTAATTGACATGTACGGCGCGGTATGCCGTAATTCATATACGGTTGTCATACGCGTTCACCTCCTATTTTCATCCTCCTAAAATATCGTATTCCATGTGTCAAAATACAATTATTTCGTATTTTCAGCGCAAAAAATAAAATCCATAGGTATCTTGGAAAATTCACTAATTTTCCTAAGTTGTGAAACGCTTGGAGATGAATTCCCCTTTTCCCAGTTTAAAATTGTGTTTTTTGACACCCCAAGCGCTGACGCAAGCTCCTCTTGCGTCAAGCCCGCATTTACCCTGCAGGCTTGTATTGATACATAAAATTCCGGCATCGGCATTCTTATCACCTCCTCTGATACGATAAAATTGTATCTGATAAGATCATAGTACAATAATATCGTATTGTCAACGCAAAAATCACATTTTTTTTGGATTTCAGTTGATAAAGATACGATTTTGCAATATAATAATAAGCATAAAAGATGGAAGGCGGTGAACGCGATGGGAAGTAATATCAGTCAAAACGATATTTTTGCAAAGAATTTAAAAAGGCTTGTATCTAACTCAGGAAGGAGCCAGAAGGAAATAGCGCAGGCGCTAGGAGTCACGTACAGCACTTTTAATACGTGGTGTAGAGGAAAGGCAATCCCGAGCATGGCAAAAGTGCAGGCTGTTGCAGAGTATTTTGGCGTTGGTAAATCCGACCTTCTTGACACGCAAGAAGATGCGATGCATTACTATCTTGACGATGAAGCCCGTGAGCTGGCGGAATTCTTGCACAAAAACCCGGGGCATCGCGTCCTTTTTGACGCCTCCCGCAAAGTAAGGCCGGAAGACATAAAGATGGTAAAAGAGTTGATTGACAGGCTCGGTGATGATTATGACAGCTAACCACAGAGTTGTATATATGGACTTTCCCGGCCGGATGCACTCGTTTGTAGTCACCAGCGCAAGCGATTTTTATACTATCGTAATTAACAGCCGGATTTCCTATGCACAACAATTGGAAGCGTACATGCACGAATTAGCGCATATCACGGCGGGAGACTTTGAGAAGCAAAGTCCGGCCGATTTGATAGAAATTTATGCCCACAAGGCCGAAGGCCTGTGAATAACTGAAAAAGCAAAAAAAGGAGAAAGCGAATGAAAATGAAAATTGCGAAAAAACTTATTGTACTGTGTGCCGCTGGCGTGATCGGCGCCACTGCTCTGGCCGGATGCGGAAGCTCCGCCAGCGATTCCACCAAAAAGGATGCAGCCACAGAACAGAAAAAAGAATATAAAAAGGTCACAGCGAAGCAGATGCAGAAGGATCTGGATGCCAACGCCTTGAATGCATCGAAGAAATATAAAGACAAATATGTAGCAATGTCCGGAAAATTTGATACTGTGGACAGCTCCGGAGATTATTTCACGGTTGTCGGCGGTGATGATGATATTATAGGCATCATGTGCAATATGGATGACAAATTGCAGGAAAAAGTATCAAAGATCAAAAAGGGCAAAAAGGTGGTCGTGAAAGGCCAGGTCACAGACGTAGGCGAGACGCTTGGATATACGATGACTGCCGAAAGTGTATCTGTAGAAAAATAAAAAAAGACAGCAAAACGCCCGGGGATAAGGGGGAATTCCTCGGGCGTTCTTGCATAATTCGTTATCGCTTTCAGAGAAAGGAGGTTGAAAATATGAGTAAAACAAATTACCGCAATAAAATTATAGCACAGCGACCGCTGGCCTGACTACTGCAGGAGGTGAATTTTTTATGTGGGTAGAGAAAACAAAATCCGGGAAATTCCGGATGGTTGAGCGATATGAGGACTACTTGACCGGAAAAGAGCGCCGGGTATCTGTGACTTTTGAAAAAGACACACGTCCGGCCAGGAAAGCGGCATATGACGCCTTGATGGAAAAATTAAAAAACGTGCAAAGGCAGCAGCCGAAAAACGATGGCCTGCGCCTCGGAGATCTGGCAGAGCTGTACACTGCGCACATCGCAGAGGAATTCCGGGCAAGCACAGCCAGAAGTGCGAAGAGCATCATTGCGCATGTGGCTGAGTGTATCGGCCGTGACGTACTTGTAGAGCGCATGAATGCAAGGGATGTCCGGGAAAGGCTTGCTGGATCCGGCAAGCCGCCGCAGACCGTTAACACGTACATCAAAAAATACAAGGCCATGATGCGTTGGGCTTACCGCGCGGAATACATCAAGGATATATCATATCTTGACCGGATCACGCCCGTAAAAGTTCCGCCAAGCGGAAAAGATGTATCTGAAAAGTATCTTGAGCCGGAAGAGCTGCGAAAACTGGTGGGATCTATCGACTATGAGCCATATAGGCTTCTGGTGGAATTCCTCGCGCTGACCGGCCTGCGATTTGGAGAGGCCGCCGCGCTTGATCGGGCAGACGTTGACATTGACAGAAAAATAATCAGTGTATCTAAAACGTATGACAGTAGGCTGCACGCATGCAGGACACCAAAAACAGCCGGAAGCATCCGCGAGGTCCACATACAGCCTGAGTTGATGCGGGTAATTAAGCGGATCCGCCCGGCAATGCTCCGCCAGCAGATGGTATATCAATATAAAGACAAGGGATTTTTGTTTTGCGGGAAATCTGGTGAAAGAATTATGGAAGATGCCCTTCGTGCATTTTTGAGGCGCCGCGGCATGGCGTCGATCGGGCGGCCTGTGTGGCCTCACATGCTCCGGCATACGCACGCATCACTGCTTTTTGCGTCCGGGATGACCATGGACGCCGTAAGCCGCCGCCTTGGTCACGCCAGCAGTGCAATTACGCGCGAGATTTATGTGCATGTCACAGAGCAATTAAGGCAGCTGGACAATGAAGCGCTGGACAGAATCAAAATCATGTGAGCTTGCCCCTTTTCTGCCCCTTCACAGCAAATCAGGACACATGCATCACGCTCAACGCCAGTATTCCCAACGGTTTCATAATTTTTATACGTTTTCCTCTGTGAAAATCGTAAAAATTAGAAAAATGCGGAAAATAGCGGAAATACAAGCTTTCCCAGACACGTAAGGACACGGTTCCGGCAGATTTTTTCCCCTAGTTGCCCCATTTCTGCCCCCTTTTTCTATGAGAAATTTTTGAAAAACTTTTATAAATTTGATAGAATCTATTGACATTTATAAAAACGTATGGTATATTATAACCATAGAAAGGGAACAGAAAAACAAGCAAGGAAAGGAAGAAAAAAAATGACAGAAGAAAGAATTAAAGCAATCGAAGAAAAAGCAAAAGAATATTACAAAATGGCTCGCGAAGCAATGAGCAGAGGAAACAAGCAGGCGTTTAGAGATCTTATAGCAAAGATCGACGGAATCGGTGAAGCGGTTATAATTATGACAGACTCCGAGTTTTGTTTGGTAAGCCCGTCATACGGAACTTACAAAGTTGTTGAGCTGTCCAGAGCAAAATTTGGAGATCTTGAAATCATTAGATAAAAACACCATCAGCATCCCGCCCCGGAGGATACGAAGGTAGAAAGGAAAAGACCATGAAAAAAATCATAAACCAGAAAAGATATGACACCGATACAGCTAAAAAATTAGGGCGCTGCGAGTACAGCCACCCTGGAGATTTTAACTGGACAGCGGAAACGCTGTATCAGAAGCGTACAGGGGAATTCTTCCTGTACGGCGAGGGCGGCGCGGCATCTAAGTACGCCGAAGCAGTCGGGCAGAACTCATGGGCAGGTGGCGAGAGAATCATGCCACTGTCCTTTGAAGATGCCCGGGAATGGGCAGAAGAAAATCTGGAAGCCGATGCATATGAAGCCATCTTTGGGGAGGTTTCTGAAGATGGTGAGAAGAAAACCATCGGTCTGAGCCTTCCGGCGTCCGTTGTTGAAAAGCTGCGGACAGAGGCTGGGAAGTCTGGCCAGACCATGAGCGATATTGTCGCCCAGTTGGTAGAAAAAATGTAAAAAATTAAGCCCCCGGATTGCTCCGAGGGCTTTTTTCTTGCGTTCGCAAATTTTTTGTTTGCGAAACTCAAGTTTTTCTTTAGTAAAGCATATACTTATTATGCTTTACTTCAAATATTTTTTCACACAATACCCGGTTTTTCCTGCGTATGTTACCTTGCACCAGTTTGTTCCTTTTTTGACAACTTTCACCCATGCGCCGGACGGGATGGCGCCGATGATCTTTCCGGATGCGGAGGCTTTCGCCCGCATGTTCAATCCGGATTTTGCGATGACTTTCATCTTTCCGGCAGTTGATGCCTTTTTCACTGCTGCCGGTTTTGTTTTCTTTTCGCCGATGTCTGCCAGAAATTTCAGCCATTCCGCATTATCCTTCCCATCCATCCGGCCGGGGCATTCCTTGCCGTTGATATCCCAGTGCCGGACTACCTTGGTTGCATTTGGGCATTTCTTCCGGATGTATTCCAGCAGCTCCCGCGTGGCCGCGATCTGCTTGTCCGTCGGGTACCGATCTGCGATATTGCACAGCTCGATAGACACGGTGTTGCTGTTTGTCAGCTTTTTATAATAACTTCCTGCCCCGCTTTTCTGCGTGAAAAACCCGCCAACTGCCCACGCCACGCGAGACAAGTCAACGGACTGGTAGGTATCGCCTGCGGAATCGATAAAAAAATGCGCCCCTGCGGAGCGTTTGTTGCTGTTTTTGAAATATAAGGCATTTGCCCGGGCGGAATCGCCCTTATTGCCTGTATAGTGGATTGCCGTGCCTATGACGGAAGATAACGCCCGACGGCCGCCGTAGCTGTGCCGACTGGCCATAATTTTATGAATTTTCATGTTTTAGCCCTCCGCATTTGTGTCATCAGCTTCAAAAGTTCCCTCTTCGTCAGCCTTGTAAATCTGCTTTCCGATCTGGTTAATTCCGGTTGCGGCCAGGCCGGACACAATGCCTATTGCCATAGCTGTAATTAAGTCTTTGCCCGGAAATTCCGGCATCACAAACATTCCCACAATGCCTAAAATAAGGCCTGCCGCGCCCATGCACACCGGAATATTTTTATCATCCACATGTACAGACTGCTTGCAAAAAATTCCAACCAGATAGCAGATCACTGTAATCGCCGCTACTCCTGTGATTCCTAATCCTGTTAATTCCATAACTTTTTTCCTCCTATTTCTCAATCAAAAAGTGCTCTAAGCTTTCTTTCGCGCGTTTTAAGTCCTCGGTATCCCCGTTGTTCAGCAAGTGCGACATGATGGCCAGAATGGACTGCTGCACGATGCGATTGCCTTCTTCCAGCTTGTCAAGCCTCGCCTTGTCTCTTGTCAAGAACTGCCGGATCTCCTTCAGCGCGTCGTCATGGCCATCTAACCGCCTCTCATGGGCATCCACGCGCTCTTTCTGCGTGTCCGCCGGCTTCCGGAACCACCGGACAACTTTTGCGATAATCCCGATTGCACCGGCGCATGAAATAATCAGCCCAGCTACGGCAAGGATCACCCGATACACCTGCTCCGGTGTAAAAATAATTGGATCTGTCAAGTTTTTTCTCCTTTGCTACACGCCTACAACCCCCCGCAAAACATAACTTTTATTTGCCGCGTATGAGTTATTTATATTTATGTCATTCCCTGTTATTGAGTCGTTGTGAATGTATACATATTTCCGCATGAAAGTCATATCTTGTGTTTTTCCTGGCCGTGTCCACGGATGTGCCGCGCTACACAACATGCCTTTGTTTTCTATGTGCGACGATCCTATCACAATTTTCGGTACGAAAAAGAAGCTCCAGTTTTCATCCTTTACTCCGCCGTCATAGCTTGACCACATTAGTACGATACCGGAATTTTGCTCGGAGATTTTTTCCGACAGCTCTGCCGTGTGATTCCCGGACATGTATAGAGCGCCAGTCCAAAGATATTTCTGCGGAAGATTTACATGTTTTGTAAATTTTGCCGTCTGCGCCTCGATTCCGGCCGCGCTCCACAGATTTCCCAGCATATCGACGGTCAACACGTTCCTCCGATCGGCGTTTGACAGGCCGTTGCCGAGGACAAGAAGTTTTCCGCGATTATCGACGCGCGGGTACCGGCCAACGCTCATGGTTACGTTATCAATGTCTGGGATATATTTGACGTATATATAATGTTTCATGTCCATCGGATCCCCGTCACTATCTGCATTTGTCATATTTTCCAGCGTGTACGTTGTGGAGTTATATGTATAAGTCACATCCGCAGTTATATCCCGGTTGTCTCTAGCGTATATTCCTTCCAGCCGATACATAGGGTAAGACAGCTTTGCCTTATTGACGTAACTCCCGCTCTGCCCCTCTGTATCGTCTGTGTATGCTGTTTCTGTGATTGCATAAACCCGGCTAGTATCGCGCAGGGTGTCCATCACAATCGTACCGTCGTCAGCGATAAATTTTTGCTCGTTGGGTGAAATCTCCGTGTGCCCGCTGCTCGCGTTGCCGATCTTTACAGCATCGGAGTAAGTCGCTACGGTCACGCCGTTCCGGATTATCTGCACATCCTGCCCGATCAGCACAGCATTTTTTGTATCACCTTCCGGATGGACAAGGATCTGGCCGCCGGTGCCTTTCTCGGTCACGAAGTTTGTTGCTGTTTTTGCGCTGTCTTCTGCTGTCGCCTGCGCTGTATCCGCCGCTTTATGCGCCGTGTTTGCGGCGGTGTCGTCCGTAGCCGGGGCGGATACATTGCCGATGACCCACGCCTTGCCGCCTTCCACATGAATACGTACGGTGTCGCCTTCTTTGCAAGCCATCGTTGCGGTCGCTGGCGTCTCTGGCGCGCCTCCGTCAATGTGGACATACACATTTTCGCCGTCAAGCCTTAATACGGTGGCAAGCGTCTCATAAGCATTTGTTTTATTCTTTTTTGTGTTTTTCACTATGGCTTCTGCCAATGCTTTTAGTTCGTCCATCTATTACACCTCATTGACCGTTTCGGCCGTCTTGCATCCATAAGATAATTCCAGCGTCTGTTTTGCCACTCTGAAATTCCCGGATAGCTTGTGCCGCGGATAATCCAGCGCAACAATGTCGCCGACACGAACGCCCGGGAAAAACCGCCTGTTATAGCTGATTTCTCGCGCCGGGGTCTGCTCTTCTTTCAACCGCCGCATCGCGTATTCTGCAATCGTCTCGTTGCCGGAAAGTTCCACGCTGGAATCCTCCATCCAGATTTCCCGTCCTCTTGAAGCAGTTGAAAATTTGCTGTCCGGATCATCGTCACGGGCTACGGCTGTCCCGGCATCGTCGTCCACTGCCCGGAAGACGTTCGGGCAGTTATACCAGTCCGTTTTGTCCTTTACATCCGGTTCCAACACGTCGTTTTTTTCAACGCCGAACCGCTCCGCCGGGCTTGCGCCCGGTTCCATCAAATGAATGGATCCGTCTCCATGGATTGACAACCGCCAGCCGATGGCGTCAACCACCTTTTTGGCTAGAGACAGGCGGGATTCTCCGCTTTCCGCCACAATATCACTTGACAGTGCTGGCGGTGATCCGGACACCGAGAACGGCGCCGGACTTACTGAAAGCAAGTCTTTGACAAGATCCGCGCTGGATCCAGCCGGGGCATAATATCCTCTGGCCAGAAGCACATCGTCAGCCGGTTTAAGCACAGAGTAGCACTCTGCCTTCCAGGTTTCCCGGATGCCGTCAAGCTCCCGTTCCGGCGCTGACGTAATCCCAGTAAAAAGCGGGACACGCTCTGCGCTCCCGCCCTGTTTTGCCAGAAGATAAACTCTGACCCATTTTTCTCCAGAAAGAGAATCATCTGTAACTGTTATGCTTGCTGATTCCAGCAGATCTGCCGTTGAATCTCGGTCAATGCTTCCGTCTGTAAATTCCATCTCTGACCGGTCCGCCCATGTCAGCGGGTCAACAATCGCAATGGTGTAAGACGCCGAAAAACCTTTGCTCCAATCAATCATGCGCCATCCTCCAAAGTTTCCCACTCCGTCAATGTCATTCCTTCCATTCCTTCCGGATCAACTTTGCTTATCGTCAGTTTGAATTTTACAATTCCCGGCGTGTCACAGTCCCGATCTTCCGAAACCTGCACATCCGCCGCGAAACTGCTGCCTTCCGGTGTCCGAACATGGCAAATCCCGGCATAGTCGGCAAGTATCCGCATGAGCTTCTGTGTTTGCTGATCGTCAATATCCACGTCAAGAGTGGTTGTTTCTGCTGACAAATCCCGCGTAACGCCCGGATTCCAGTCTCCTTGCACGGATCCGCCAAGGTATGCAGTGCGCTTGAAGTCTTTCGCCCAACTGTTTGACAATTTAAGATCAAACGGCAGCATCACTCGGTATCCATCAAAATCAATCGCTAATTCCTCCACGTCAAGCGCTTCGTCTTTCGCGTCGATCCACGCCACGGTACTGTCTGCAGCGATGTAATCGCCATATTTTGACACGGACACCACACGGTATCCGCCGGACTCTCCGAATGCCGGGAATGGGTCTACATAGGTGGCGCCGTATGTGCCACCCTCGATCACCTGCACGGGCTTATCTGCAGACAGCCGGTAGATATCTACGGTGTCAGTTTCTTCAGCGCCTTCCGGCTTTGTGACAGAGATTTTCGCCGCAAGTCGGTCATCGTCAAAAGCGAGCGTTGCGCCCGGCGCTATCGGCTGCTGATCCCATTTGACAAGAAAAGGGTCTGTCTGACGTACGGTTGTATGACCGTAAACGTCGGAAGCCGAAACGGAAAAATAAAACCACCCGCCGTCGTTCATCGTTCCGAGCAAGTCAGGCAAATCAAAACTGAATGTCTGCGCTCCAGTAAATGGCTCCGCCGTCCTAACGGCTATTATTTCGTCCTTATAGTTCTGCTCCCTCTGTTCATCCGGCCGCATGGCAAAAACGTCTCTATACCGCTTTAACGCAATCAGAAACGTTAACCCGCCTCCCGCTGGCTGTATTGTGACCGACACAGGAAGTTCCGTGATCGCCTGAACGGATTCCGTCAGTGATGTGCCGTTTTCGTCCTCGCTGGCAATCTCAACCGTTTTTGTGGATGCTGACAGTGTAATTATTTCTGGCGCATAAACAACTTTTACAGTTACGGGATCACTCCACCCGGTAGACTGACCGCCGGACCCGGTAATCCTTGTGCAGAATGTGTGCTCACTCCCTACTGTCCAGCAATAATCCGTTTTTTCAAGCTGCGCATACAGCTTGTTTATTTGTTCCATGGTTATAGTCAGGCTGCTGGAAGCGGATCCGCCAATAATTGGAGTGTATTCTGCGTCGCCGTGCTTTTCGGCAATTTCCGCATAAAAATCGCCCGCGCCTGTGGACCCGACGGAAAACGATATGCTTTCGCCGGGGATTATAACCTTGTTTGACACTGCCAGAACGGGCAGCGCTGGCATGGATGCGATATTTACGGACACAATTTCAGACCAATTGGAATACACCGCTGTATCCCCACTGGTTTTTGCCAATCTGACGCGAAAATAATACTTTTTATCCTCGTCCAGGCCGCCAACCGACCATGAAAGCGCTTTATGATCCACTGTATAGCTGGAAGGTTCCTCGGTAGACTCCCAGGCGTCTGCATGATCCGCCCATGAAATAACTGCCTGATCTGCTGCCTTCCATGGCCAATTCCATGTCAATTTTACCGTATCGGCCGCTGTTGCCTCCGCGCTGACGGAAGACGGCGGGAGCGATATTGCACTATTTTCAGTCCAAACAATGTCGGACTTCATCTGGCCATTGTTGGCCATTACGCCGACCTGATAGGTGGATTCGCCGGAAATGTCTGAAACAGTAAATTCTGCAGAATCGCCGGTGAATTTTCCTAGATATATCGGCCGCGATGGATCTGACGCCAACTTTATATATGCTTCCAGCCAAACGCCGGAAATCTCCGAGTTGTTGGTCGCCGAAACCGCTATTTTGGTTGAACTTGTGGCCGTCCCGGATGTTAGCGTCGGCGCTTTTAGCTTGCCTTTTTCAACCAAATACGGCTCGCTGTATGCCACATTGTTGTCATGTTTGGCCGAAACTTTGACCCACATGCATTTATCCTGCCCTACCTCTGTGGTTGAGTTGAATTCGCAGCCGTTTAGATTTGCCCGCCACGCCATTGTAAGCGCGTCATTCCAGGATGCCCCGGAAGGGCAGGACATGTCCGATTCTGGCGTTTCTATGGCGTATTGTGCCGACATTGTATCGACCGGATACGCCGCGCTTGCCGACTGGCTCCAACGTATTGTTGTGTTCCTGCCTTTGTCAGTCTCCGCCGTCCTGGCGGAAGTAACCACAGGCGAACGCGGCATCGCGTATGTGTGATACGCGTAACGGAAAGCGGAACGCCCGGAAGCGCCGCGCTGGCTAGTCCGGACAAACCTTGTCAGACTTGTCCCTGTCATTGCCGCTGAGTCCTCAGTGAATGTCGCGGATGTTCCGCCACCATCCAAAGTGTATCCGCCGTACTTGCTCCCGTCAGTTGTCCAGATGTTTTTTACTGTTGTTGTTTGATAGTTACATGAAGCTGTTGGCCGGTTGTCCGTATCGGATTTGTTTTCCGACCAAGTGAACGTTGCCTTGTTATTGACAGATGAATCCACTTCGACAGAGATTGCGCCCGTCTGCCACGGCTCCGCAATCGAAAGTGTGTATGTCTCCCATGGAGACCACTTACTTACATACGTTGTTGTGACTTTTTTCTTTTTTACTTTCCTTGTTTCAGAAAAATTCTTGCGCCGCCCGCGCACACGGAATTCTATCCAATTCAAACGTCTGTTCGTGTATGGATAGAACCCGGCGGAAGTCAGGGAAGTCAGCGTTTTTTGCGTCGCTGTCTTCCCGATCGCGATGGAGTACCACTTACCTTTGCCCATGCCGTTGATGCGCCACTGCAACAGCTGGCCTTCTCCGTAGTCCTTGTCGCCGATTTTCCAAGAAAAGGTAAAGTGCATACCATTTCTTGAAATTCCAAGGTGATGCGGTTTTTTTGTAGTTCTTTTTTTTGTCGCCATTTATCAAAAACCCTTTACGCCATTCTGTACTGCCTCTGGATCTCTCTGGTTAAACGTCTGCCCCACTCTTCCGGATCGTCCGCGCCGTTTACCGTCATGTTTATAACAACGGTGTTTCCGCCGGTATTGGCAGAACGCGCCGCGACTTTATCCGCCAGCGTGTTCATCCAGCCGGTATTCCTTTCCAGTGGTACAATGGCTTCTTTCCCGGCTTCACCGGCTCCCACTAGAGTAGCTCCGTCGAGGATACCGCCGCGTGCCGCCCAGCTAACAGAGAAATGCGGGAGACGCCCTTTCCCGGCAATGCCCCACGGGGCTTTGCCTCCGTCAAGGCTGACTCTCGGAATTTTAAGATTTAACTTAAATACGTTCGAGAACAGAGAGCGGATCCTTCCAAAGATCCCGCTCAAGGTGCTGTATGCCGCACTGATCGGATGCGTAATGGCAGTTTTGATCGAATTCCAAATTCTGGATACTGTACTTTTGACTGCTCCGAATGCGGTAGATACTGCGGACCGGATATGGCTGGCTACTGATCTTACAGTGGAATATGCAGCTTTGAACGGCGTAACAATAAAACGCTTGATCGCAGCCCATACCGCCCGGACCACTGTCTGCAATCCGCGGAACGCCAGTGAAACGGCCGTTTTGATTGCCCGCGCCGTAACGCTCGCAACTCGCTGTGCGCCTTTGAATGGAAGCGTGATCGCCGTTTTGATGCCCTTCCAGATTGTCGAAACGACTTTCTGCAGGCCGGAAAATGCCTTCTTGACCGCATTTACCATTGCCTTAACAACCGAGACAACGCCTTTTTTAATTCCACCAAACGCCGCAACAGCAAGTTTTGCAACGGATGTGAACGGGAATAAAAGCGCCTGAAGGATCACGACAAGAAGTGATTTCAACCCGTTTATTGCCGCTGTGAACGCCGCCGCCAAACCTTTTAGGATTAGCCCGCCAAGTTTTGGAAGAGCTATCTGCAGGCCTTTCCAGATCGCTTGAAGCAACACAAGGCCCAATTCGCCCAGCGCTCCCATGAATGGAACGATATTCTGCTTTAGCCATGACACAATTTTAGCGCCTAAGCCGTCAAAGGCTTTCCCTCCGCTCCCATCAATTAGGCTTTTCAATCCTTTCGTCGCGAGCTTCGCGAGGCTTGTGATCGTGTTCAGCAAGAGCGGCAGGAAGTTGTTAAAAACAAAGTTTAACGCCGATTTCAACATGTTCAAGAACGACTGGCCTACGTTCTTACCAATGGCCAAATTGCCCATGAAATCAAGCGCGGACGCTTTCATTTGGTTGAAAGAGCCTTCAAGCGTTGTGGACGCTTCTTTTGCCGTTGTTCCGGTAATCCCAAGTGACCCTTGTATTGCGTGGATCGCTTTCACCGTATCGCCGAAATCTCCGACAGTGTAATGCTCGCCGGTCAGCTTTTCAGCGTCCTTCATCAGGCGCTGCATCTCTGACTTTGTTCCACCATACCCTAGCTTCAAGTTGTCCAGCATTGCGTAGTTACCGCGCGCTAACGACTGGTATGTCTGTGTAACCGAAGTTAGGTCAGTACCCATCTTGTTAGCGTTGTCAGACATATCCTTCATGGCCGTGTCAGCGAGGCCTGCGGCCTGCTTTGTATTGCCACCAGTGGAATGCACAAGAGACGCCGCAAAGCTATTGACGTTCTCCATGTAGTCGTTAGCTGACATCCCGGCTGTACGGAACGCCTTCCTGGCATTGGCTTCTACAACCGGCGCCGACTTTTTGAAAAGCGTTTCAACGCCGCCTATGGACTGCTGCAGCTTCCCGCCCTGATTGATCGCCGTCGAAATTCCTTTGGCAACAGCCGCGCCGATGGCAATTCCACCAACGGTCTTTAGAAGCGTCGCCTTCAACCCGCCGCCGATTTTCTTTCCGGAATCTTTTCCGGTTTTTTCGCTCACCGGCCCGAACTCTTCCCCGAGGCCCTTATTCAGCTGTGATCCAATCCCGCGCGTTGTCGGGATGATCTGCACATATGCCTGCGCTACATCAGGCATCGCCGTCACCTCCTCCACTTAATATTTTTTCTCTGGCCGCTTCGTACTCCGCGCCGCTGGAAAACGCCATGTTGTTTGAAATCTTGACGCTCTGGCCAGAAATGAGCTGGTCCAGAATTGAATCCGGCATCCGCCCGGCGTCTGCGCCAGACATCTGAATGATGATCCACTGCAGCACTGTCAGCCTGTCGGCAATTGCCGCCAGCATCAAAGTGTTTAGATCGTATTTAATTCCAGATATTTTTTTATTTATCCTTGCGTCTGCCTTTAATCCTGCCGCAAGTGTGGCAAGCAGCCGAACCGGAAGCGCGTGAAAATCGTAAATACGATATGTTTCTGCCAGATCACACAGCAGTGCATCCGGATCCGCCGCAAGCATCGACGCAAGGACTAACAGTTTTTTAAGCCGGTGTCCTCCGCTTCGTTCGCAATGTCGAAAATCTCCGTTAAAATCTCGCTAGCCTTTGTCGCACGGACGCGCCCTGTTTCCGGATCGCGCACAAATTCATACAGTTCTTTCTTCTGATCGGCGCCAAGAAGCCGTTCAAAGATTTCGGGCACTGCAGAAAGGTCATCGTTCCTGCTAAAGTCCTTCAGGGCTTCCAGCAGCTCCATATCATCCATGGCGGCATCTTCAATTTCGAATTTGAATCCGTCTTTTGTCTCTCCTGTAATCATTTAATTCCTCCCGATTTACGCCGTAGGCTTAAGGTAGTAATCTTTGTGGCTCGAATTGCCAACGTAAAGCGCCTGCATGGTTGTTTCAAGCCCTGCCAGGTCTTCCAATTTGTAATTCACGTCGCCCAGCTCCGTAATTTTCGCCTTCGGAATTACTGTTCTTTTCAGGATTCCGCCGTGCATTACCATCTCAAACACCCAGGACAGTTCCTCCGGCTCGCTGTTGGTGTGGTCAACAGTCATTCCGGCGGTCAGGTCCCCGGTCACGTTTTTTGTGCCATATGCAGCCTTTAAGGCGTTCACATTCAAAATTTCAATCATTTTGAATTTTACTGTGTCCTTCTTTTCGGTCTGCTGCGTTCCGACAATTGATCCGCCCCATTCCTTAAAGTCCTGGCTTTCACGGGACTCGGAAAAAGTTACTCCATCCTCCGAAATGTACCCAACAGAAAGAAATGCCTCGTCGAGTGGTGTCTTCGCGTCCGTTGGCAGAGCTGTGCCGACCGGCGCATAAAAAACGGCGCCGCCAACTTTCGGCGCGCCCGTGCTTACGTTATCAGCTGAAACGTTTGTAGCCATTTTTAGCCCTCCTCGTAATATTTAATTTCGAATACCGCTTGATACCGGTATTTTTTTGTAGTTGTGTCTGTGAAATTGTAATCAGAATTAAGCTTGACGCCGCTTATGTCAGACTCATTCCAGCCAAATGATGCAAGCGCATCTTTCACAAGCTCATTCAAAGCAGCCGCCGCGTACATGCTTCCGGCGTATGACTTTATGGCGAACGTCGCCCGCTTGACATGATCGGTGCCGCCTCCGCCAGTTCGTTCCAGCAAAACGAATGTATCTGGCGGGTTCTCCGGAAGTTCTAAATACACAGGGGCTGACAGCGCTTTGGCAAGATAATTCCGCAATGTTGTTTCGATCATTCCGTAACCTCTCCAAGCGCTTTTAGAAGCCTGTTATGCTTCAACTCGCTGTAATACGCTTTCGGGCTGTCAGTTTTTACCACTGATCCGATACGTTCCGGGAAAACGGCGCTTTCGGTTATATATCCTTCTCCGCAAATCCCCGCAATCTGTTCTGCCTTCTGTCTGCACCTGTCTGTAATTTCCGGCGCTTTCAGGAGATCGCGAACGCCGGAACGGTTCAACTTAATTTTTACCCTTGCCCTACTCATAACGCTCAACCATCGCTTTCTGATTCCACTTCCCCGGAATCATGCTGTCTATGCCTTTCAGCGGTATGCCAAAACTCCGCCAGGTATCGCCAAAAAATTCAATTTTTGCGTTCTCCCAGTTGTGAGAGTCGCTTTTTGGAATTCCAAGCGTGTATACGGCTTTTCGCCCATACAAGGACGTGCTGTTTACCACATCGTCCGCGCTTGCCGGATAAACAAGGACATTTTCAACGGTCTCTGCGGTCTCCTCAAAAACTGGCGCGCCAAACGGATCCGCGCCTGTCTGCTTTTTCACGTAGATTTTTACCTGGATACCTTTAATCATCGGTCAAATCCTCCAATGGGCTTCTTGCGCCGATTTTCTCGCCAACTCCGAGAAGTTTCTTTTCGAGCTTTGAAAGATAAAGCTCGCCAGAACCTCCGCCAGAATACTGCCATGACTGGGAATACCCAAGCGCCGACATGCTGCCCTGCGTCGCTCCAATAGGGAACGTACTGTCGCTGTCGCCGTCTCCAAGCGCCCGGCGTACCATGCGGCAGGATACAAGCTTTTTCCTGCCAATAGCCGCCCCAGCTCCGTATGCGTCAATAATTACGTCGGCCTCTTCCAACATCTTCTGGCAAATGTTCCGTTCATCGGCTGTTAGCGTCCGGAATCCCGCTTCTACTTCTGCGACTTCTGCGTACATGTTTTTTTCACCCGCCCTGTTGCCTTTTTCGCTGGTGCTTTTTTCACCGGTTTTTCTTTTTCTTCCGGAACGTCTGCCGGTGAAAATAAAATGGAGTCTAACGCGCTGTCAGACTCCACGATTGTCCCGGTCGGATTATAGCGATATCGCATTAGGCTCCTGCCTTCACGATTTTCGCGAACGCAGCCATATCCATGATGCCGATGCCGTAAACGATTTCCGCACGGATTGCCACCTGGTTAGCTCTCTGCAGGTCGCCCAGGCCGTCCGGATCGCCGTACTCAATCAGATGCGCGGCGATGTCTCTCTGGACGCCCCAGCGGATCGCGTCGAACTGGCCAACGATGCCAAGAAGATTGGTCGCGGTTTTCGCTTCCGGCGCGGATACTGTGCTGGATACAGCGGCGTTCATTCCTTCAAACGCGGTCACATTCTGGCCGTATCCTAATTCCGGATACAGTCGGCGCCCGGTTGTGTCTCGCATGGTTGCAAGGCCGAAGGACAGGGTAGGATCCATCGCAATCCCTGTAGGAGTGTATCCCGCAGAGATAACAAGCCCTGCAGCTGCTTCAACCGCCGCATCGTATTTGGTGCCGCTCAGAGTTGTGGACTGAGTAGCGTCAATTACGCCCTCGGTCACAAGGCTGGACACGGTTCCGGTCAGCGGATTGATTTTGTGAATGGTTACAAGATCCAGCGCGCGGGCAAGTGCAATCCCTGCATTTTCTGCCAGATCCTGCAGGACACCAATCTGCGCATCCTCGTCGGCCCACATAACTTCCTGCGAGAATCGCATGGTAGTCTGGACTTTGATCGGGCTTACTGTTTTTGTGGTGTACGCGGTCGGGGTCGGCGCCTTGTTTGCGCCCTCTCCAACAACTTCCGCTTTCGGCGCGCTAGTCAGAACCATAACGGTCTGCTTTCCGAATTTCTGCGGTGTTGCGCCGGACAACTGCGCAATTGCAGAACCGGTCTGCGCCTTCTTAAAAATGCCTTCAGACATCTCTGCCGGAAGGTTAAAATCTGTAGTAATTAAAGATGCCATATGTTACTCCTCCACTTTTATCTACCGAAAAACTCTTTTGCGAATTCCCGCATATAATCCGGGCTTCCGCCTGCTTTCGGCTTTGTATTTGTTTCCGTTTTTTTGATCCCCGGGTATTCCGGTTTTGCGAATTTCAGAATTTCCTCCGCCTGCTTCTTGCAGGTGTCCTCATCCTCTCCGGTCAGAAGTGTGGCCGGTACTCCGGTCTCTTCTGATACTTTTGAGCGGATCCCGCGTAATTCATCCGCGTGCTTCAACTGGTTTAGTTCGGCCTCGAGTTTTTCACTCTTTTCGGTAGCTTTCTGCAGTTCGGATTTTTCTGCCTCCTGCTGTTTGTCAAACTCTGCCGCCTTGTTTTTCAGCTCCTCGTAATCCGCGTATTTTTTGGATTCCCGCGCAAGCCGTTCCTCAACGATGGAATTAACCTGTTCCTGGGTGAACGTTTTGCCCTGCTCTTCCCCTGCAGTCGGGTTATTGTTTGTGCTGACTTCTGCTCCTGTTGCTTCTGCTGCCATGTCTTTATTCCTCCAATGAGTGCATTTTTATCCGCGTTTAAGGCACGCGTTGCCAATAAAAAAAGCAACTACTGTTTAGTAGTCGCTTCTTTTGCTTCTTTTCTCGCGGCATATGCCGCCCGCTTTTGCGCGTTTATTTTGTCCTTGTTCTCTGCGTAGTTTATCCGCCGCAAGGAATTAACTTTGTCCTGCGCGCTGATCCCGTCAGCGCTGTAATACTTGTCAAGCAATTCATCCGGATCATAGCCAGCCACATCCAGATCCCGATTGAACCGGATACAAAAATTACAATCACAATTTGCGTGAATGTGTTGCGCGTGGTCTCCTTTTATCTGGCTGGAAGATGCATGCTGCCACCCGCGGGATGCCAATGTCAGGCAAAACGCGCATGTGTCGCCTGACGGGATCCATGCCCACATAGCCCCGTCACGCTTCGCATTTTTTATCATGGTGTCCGCCCCGGCCTGCTTTACCAGGCGCTCCACGGCTCCGCCAATATATACCGGGATCTGTGATTTTTTCATCGCTCCGCCAATTGCCGACCCTGCTTCTGACAGAGTTGCCGTTGCGGCGGGTTCCGCCGCAGGAACTGCAACTTTTTGCAGTTTTGCGATTAAGTCATACATCTCCGCGGCCAGCGCGGCGGATCCTTCGCCGTATTTCGTGGCAAGCGCATATCCGTACTCAATCACCGCCTGCGCATCGTCAAGCCCGTGCTTGCGGATGTACTCCACCATCTGCCCGGAGGCGGCCTTGTTGCACTTTCGCATCTTTTCTATGTATGACTGCCATAATGACTTAGAGATCTCCATCAGGTCACCACGCTTTCCGAGGCGTCGAGCTGTTTTATAATTTCTTTTTCTTCTTCCGAAAGCTCAAAAACTTCCGCTTTTTCTGCTGCCGCTTTTTCTGCTGCCGCTTTTTCTGCTGCCGCTTTTTCTGCTGCCGCTTTTGATGAAATCAAAAAACCACTGCCAAAAATTGTTTTTTTGCTTCTCTTTTGCGCGTCAAGCTGCCGGATAAAGTGCGCGCTTTCCCTCCGAACGCGGAAGCTCACGCCGTGATCCGCAAGCGTCCCGACTTTAGCGGCATAAATGACATTATCTGGATATTGATATTTTGGAAACTTCTTTTTTTGCTCTTCGGATATCTTCTCCTTTGCCTCGCTTATCCTTCTCTGCAGCTCCGGAGCTGTCCGGCATAATGTGTCTGGCTCTAAATTTGTACAAAATGCCGTTCTTACCTTTGCACCGTTTTCGTATTCTAATTTCCCTCCGGCAAAAACCGCTGTGTCTTCAATCGTGGCGGAAAATATCGTTAGTGCTGGAGCGAAAAGGAAATATTTTATTCCGTTTTCCAGATAAAACCTTCTTATTTTTGCAAGAATTGAAAACGGCGGATTATCAACAACGATTTTCCCTGTGTAGTCTTCTTTTTCATAATCTCCGCCCGGCCAGAACGGACGTATAAAATTATTCCGGTCAAGCCCGTAGTGATCTGCCACATATCCGGCCACTGCCTCATAGATCAAATCAGGCGTATAGCAATCGTCTGTTGTCTTTTTTGGCTTGAACTTTTCAACAAATTCTTTGTAGCTTTCTTTTTTTGCCATCTATGCAATTTCCTCATTCAGCAGCGCGATTCCCCGCGTCCGCTGTTCCTGTGCTTTAATTCTCCTGATGTCCGCCTGGTCAAAACCTAGCATTTCAAGGAAAACATCTGTTTCTGAAAACCCTTCCCGCACCGACGCTATTTTTATGGCGGCGTCTGCAGTCACAGCCACAGATGGCATTGAAGGATTCTTGAAGTGCGCAATTACGTTTTTGTTTTCTTCCGGCAAGGAATCCGGCGTAGTGTTCAGCTCAACTGCCTGCGCCATTCTAGCGATGCTGTTTAGCCTCTCGCCGTTTTCCTGGTTCAGCCGCTCCGCCATGGCCACAAGCGTCTTAGTTTGTGCCGTGATGGCGTCAGAGCTTGCCGGGTTCGCGTCATTGATGACGCCGGTATCCGTCACCGGAAGCCCTGTGGCCGCAGAAAACTGCGTGGCAAGAAGCCGCATCATCTGTATATGCGGTTCAATGTTGCCCTGCTGTAACTGCCCGAATGCTGGATTCTGACCTGTCTCTGGATTCTGCGTCGCTGTCAGGATGCTCCCGACGTATTGCCTGAACTTATTGTCAATAACTGAATCGTACATATCATCAGTTACACCGAGCAGATATTTCTGCGGGCTAGTGGCGAATTCAAGTCCTATGGTGGCATTTGCTACCGTCCGGATGTACCCCTGAATCAGTGATCGGATTGGCTTTTTCAGCCGCGACTGCCCGAAAGGTTTTGAGCTTGTGGCATTCCAGATTAGAGGCTCAATCATCGGAGCTCCGAACTTGTGCGGATAGCGCTGTGCAAACCATCTTCCTCCAATGCGGTGCAATTCCCATGTGTCTGTATCTGTATACAAATTTACATATTCCGGGATCCAGTCTTTATTGCTTTCATCATCCCGCAAATCCTCGAACGCGAACGCGTAGCCGATTCTTCCGTTCTTTTCATCCCAAGCTGCTGCGGCGCATTCCGGTGATATGAAGCGGATCCGCGCCGCTCCGGTTGTGCCGCTGACGGAAGCAAAGGAACACCCGTATTTCAATTCGTCCTGGCAGGCTTTCAGATACTCCGGAATCAAATTATTCCTGTCAACGATCCGCGCCATGAGTTCCGACGCACCGCCATCGTCTGCCACAAATCCATCAAACATGGATCTTCTGGCCAGAACGTCAACCGTGTTTGTTCCCCACGCGCATCCGATTTTTAACTTTCTAAGATTTGCCGGAAGTGCGATGCCTAAATTCACCTCGCTCAGCCTTATGTCTCCATCGTAATAATGGGCTTTCACCTTGTTCGGATACCGGTGATAATCGTAAATGTATTTTAGCCGGTTGAGCTTCTCCTGCTCTTCTTCCGGCAGGCCGTCCACGCGGCCGAATGCAAAATTTCTCATTAGCCGATCCTCATTCTTTTTGTCGGGTCTCTTCTACTGTTTCTCGCGCCCCACAATGCCAGGGCGGCGGCTTCTATGGCTATGGAGTTTTCTCCGCCGAATCCCCAGCCGCCAGATATCTGACGTTTGGTTGACGTTGTTGCGCTCTCTGACAATTCTTCCTGGAATTTATACCAAGTTACGGTTTTTTCCGTCAGTTCGTTTATCAGCTGGCTGGCGGCCGCAACTACGTGTTTGCCGGAAGGCGTTATAATTGAGTCTTTGAAATTCCATGTTTTTTCAATCTTTTCAATCAAATAGTCCACATGGTTTTTCCCGTCAATGACTACGCATGAAGCCTTTTTGCTTCTCTGGTTCAGCCAATCCGCCAACCACTGTAGACCTTGCCCTGTGTTCGCCTGTTTTATCAGTGATATTCTGGCAGGCTGATCCTTTGGGCAGACAGCCCCGCACAGCGCGACGGCGGATCCGTCAAGCGAGAACTTCACGCCGTACGCTGTTTTGCCTTCCGGTTTTTTATCTTCGGAAGCACATGCCATCCATAAATCTTTTGGAATGGCGTATTCTTCTGACTGCCTGACCTCGCTCCACCATCCGAGACGTTCCCGGGCAAAGGTGTCTGCGTCCATCTGTTCGCATTCTGATTGAATGGTTGTCAGAAGGATCCTTCTGCCTAGGGCTGGATTTGTGGCCGCCCACCGCTTTTTATCTGTCACATCTCCAATCTCTTTGACTGAAAATTCTGTCCAAGAAGTGGCCTTCGACTTTCCGCCAAGTGCCTTGTCACGAATTCCACGAAAAACACCACCGTCGCAGTTCTCGTCCGGTGGTGTCCCTAAATAAATTGTTTGCGGATTCTGTGAGGCGGATATTGCCGGAAGAAAAGACGCTTGCTGTTCGCTTGTCAGCTCCTGCGCCTCGTCAAAAATTAAGCAGTCACCGTGTAGGCCACGGCCGCCGTTCCTTGTCCTGGCAACGAACACGATTCTTCCGCCGTTAAAAAGAATGATTTTTTCTCGCCCTATCGCAGATTTTATGTCTTTGACGTACTTGCTTAGCGCCTTTGTCTCAAAAAGCCCTCTAAGTTCCTCGAATGTCTCTGTAGCCGTCTTCTGCAGGTGCGCTGTGTAAACCACTCGGTCTCCCAACATGACCATTCCCGCGGCTGACCTGCCGGAAACGTTCAACGTTTTCCCGTTCTGCCTCGGAACTGCCAGGCCGCAAGTCGGTGCCGCCCAGATTCCGGAAGTCGTGCGCCCCATCCAGTCGCACATGACATTTTCCTGCCATGGATCAACTATCAGCCCGGCGGCCGCTAGGATGTCTGCCGCGTCATGGCCGTCCGTGTCGTCGTAACTAGGCGCGATTCTTGCGGACGGCGTTTGGCTTCCCGTTAGATTTTCTTCTGCTAAGAATGTCGGCAATCTGGTCAGCCTCCTGTTTTACGTCTTCCTGCGTCAGCTCCTGCCATTTTTCGATGGCTGCCATGTCTCCTTGTGCTGCATTCGAGAAAATCGACGCGACAATAATGGCGTTATTTGTGATTTCATCCGGCTGGAATCCGAATTCTTCCAGCTTATCGGAATACTCTTTGCTTTTGACTTTTGACCGGCCAAAATCTTTTGCAATTCCGGCAAGGTCTTTACTTTTATTTTCCATACACCCACCACACTATCCCTGCTTGTCAATCCCACGGTATTTCTTGACTTTTTGATGTCCCATTAAGAATTGACTCCATCTTTTTCCAGGCTTTATCTGACACCTTTGAGGATTTTTTTTGTTTTTTGTAATTTGAACGTCTCGATTTCGCGCCGCCGCCCTTGCTGTTTTTCCCGGATCCTGTTCCGCCAGAACTAGCCTTCTTTGCCATCGCTCAGCATCTCCTTTATGTTCTTCCACAGGTTCTGTGATCTATTGTCTTTGTTGTTTGAAAAAATTGTCAGATTCTTTTCTCCGTCAATGACAAGATATTTCTCCATAATTCCGGAATAGATTTTTTCAACAAAATCATATACATCCGGATCATGTGTAATAAAAAACGTCTCCAAATTCCTGCTGCTGGAAAGATTTGCCGAACCGTGTATAACAATCCGGTTTTCGCCGTAGTCAATCAGTGCGATTTTCGCATGGCTCCCAACAA